TGCGTTCCAAGTATCTGTCTCGTAAGCCACTTCCATACGTTTAAACTTAGATAACCATTTATCCCACAAAGAATCTATCATGTCATCAGTATATTTATGCTTTATAAACTTTTTAGCTTTAGTAAAAACTAATGCGGCGTTGATGGATTTTATGTCAGGAAAGAATTTAAACGTAGCCAAGGCCATGAGTTCTAGTTGTCCTTTATCTGCATACTTAGCAGACTTGCCTGTTTTATAGTCCACGATCCACGCAGTGCTACCGTCTGTAATTACAAGGTCAGCTATACCTCTCCACCAAACGTCTTTAGCCCTAAATTTACAAGGCTCTAAGTCTACGGTCAAACCCATCTTTATTTCTGTAGTCTTGTTACCACGTCTTCTGTTAAGAGCCTCCAGGACATCCTTCATGTAAGCAAACTTAGCAGGCACTGGCTTCCCATCGCGTATGTATTCTTCAGCTACAAGATGGGCTTCAGTTCCATAGCGCATGGCATCAGTCTCACCCTCAGTATAATCCTTGGCTATCTTCATATGGTAAAATTGTTTAGGACACTGCTCGAAAGATTTCAACCTACTAAATGACCACGGTGCTACGCTCATTAATGAAGCTTTGACTTTGATTTATCGACCCAAGTAATTTGCATTGAAAACCCACCTAAATTATTCTTTTCAATTCTACATGTAAATTCGTCTTCGTGTCTACATTTAACACATAAAGTTTTATAGTTAGAAACCGACGACCATGTAGGTGAACCCAAAACGCGCCCCAATTTAACAGCAGAAGTAAATTCTGTAAAACTATTGCACTTTCTACAGTCTGCAAACGTGTCAAGAACTTGTAGTACTACATCCTGCGATGTTGATTCTGTCATAAAATTTTCAGTTATACCCCGCAAACTTGCGCGCTCTAGCATATGTTCTTTGCCAAGATCTAATTTTTTTACTTCTTCTTTTTTCATTCGCAATCTCCATATGTTTTGCCTGTTCCTGACTCACAATTAATCGGTAAGCCTTTTGCCCAATCGGGTGTCCAACGCATACATTCTTCAATGTACTTCTGCGCTTCTTCTACTTCTGCGTCTGGTATACAGCACACAACCGAATCATGTACTGTTAACACGACACGGTATCTCTTAGCTATGTTTAACATTTGTTCGCCAATTATACAACGTGCTATGGCTTGGCAGACATTCTCTATGACCTTACCACCATATATTCTTGTGCGGCCACGCCTTGTTTTGTAGTCAAACTCTACACCCTTGTCGGTAGTCTGGAACTGTAAATCTCCGTAACCTAACTTCAACCCAGAGGGTAGCAATATCACCCCATCTGTAACTGTTAGTACACCATCTAATCCAAACTGAGTGTCATCACCATTCGAAAAGTCTGTCAAATACCTTTGAGCATCTCTCCATAACTCGTTTATTTTCCAATTAGCTTCACGGTATATGTTTATGACGCGCCGTGCTTCTGCTAGTTCTATGTCAGAGCCGAACGTCTTTAACTGTGCTTGGAATTTGATAGCGCCCATGCCGTACCCTGCACCCAAGATAGTTGTCTTACCTACAAACCTCTGTTCCTTAGTAACATCTTCCTCTTGGACTCCATAGATACGAGAAGCCATCTTCACGTAAACGTCTTCTCCATTGGCAAATGCTTGGGTCAGATCATCTTGCTCTGCAAGCCACGCCAATACTCTCGCTTCTATCTGCGCAGAGTCTGCATCTATAAGTGTGTAGCCTTCTGGTGCTATTATACTTTGCTTTAGTTTCTTACCATTGACACCACGACTTGGTAGATTTTGTAGGTTGATCTTGTCATCACCACCCCACCTACCAGTATGCGCCGCGTAATATCTAACAGGTACAGGTAATAGACCACGCTTAGATATATCAATAAACCTCTGGGTTCTTGTCTCTTCTAATGTGCTTTTGTTTCCAAGACGCGCCGCTACTAATTGTTGTACCCTGCCGTCTTCATGTTCTTCAAGTGCTTTGAAGCCCTCATCTGATTTGGCAAATGCGAATGTCTCCTTGCCTGTTGCAGGTGATAACTTCTTTGGGGGTGATACCCCAAGGTGCAGGAGTAATTCAGCGAACTTGGGGTTCGACATGAGGTCAGCTTTGTCTACACCTGCCGTCGCCAACAGAGTATCCTTACGAGAACGTGTCTCTGTAAGATGGTGCTCTAGCATATCGAGATCTAAATCTAATATAGGTTCAATAAACATACGCAAGGTCAGGTCTATTAGCTTCAACTCTTTACGAGGAAAATCTTTAGCTATTATCTTAAACAGTTCGTAAGTTAGATCAACGTCATTGACACAGTAGTCACCAAATGCGTTTAGTTCAACGTCCGTAAATTGCTCTCGTCTTTTTCCGAGTGCGTTGAGTACTTCGTCGCCCTTCTCTCCGATGTTATATTTTTCAGACAACGCCCTGAGACTGTTACCACTTTCCACCCCATGTACAGCACGGGAAATGCACAGAGTATCGGTATAAACCCTAGGATTAATACCATAATGCCAATTAAGAATAGCACCGTCAAACATAGTATTGTGAGCCAGTACCATAGAGTCTTCCCAGGCGAACGTTGATAGGTACTCCTTGACTTGTTTGTGTGTACCACTAGCCCACTCCGTTTTCTCATTGTTTACTTTAACACCAACCCCGATCACTTCAAACATAGGGTCACGTACATATGCTTCTGTTGTTACCTTACGCAAAGAATAATCTTTATCGTAGTAAGTTTCAAAGTCTATTGTAATAAGGTTCATTCTTTCTCACACTCATACGTAATCCCTGCATACGCCATAACATCTATGTAGTGGTCACGTTTGGTTGGGCTTGTCTGCATACGCGCTAACTTGGTAGCTATATGAAACATAGGCACTTCCGATGTCTTTATATTATGTCCTGTTATAGCGTTAAATATCTGAGCTATGTGATACATGTTATCTACAGGGTTACCATAATCTTTCTGTCTGTCTCCTGATGTAAGGCTCGCCGCCGCGTTAAGTAAAGCAACACGTTCTGTTAGTTCTTGCTCTTTCTCAAAAACTTCTTTTGGTGTGCCTACCTTCTTTTTCAGGGACGCTACGTAGTGGGTTGTACACCCTACAGCCTTTGCCACTTCCTTTGATGTAGCAAGTGGTTTCTTTAATAGATACTTCCAAACTTTTTCTTTCTTACTCATTCTACTTTACCTCTCCATCGTGCCAAATATCCCACTCATCACCAAAATCAAAAGCCATCTGATCTGGGTCATAGGGTAAATCTTTTAGTATGAGTTCAACTTTATTCATATTGTCTTCATTAATAACAACCGCAACGCCCCCTGCCTTCCTTATATCTCGTAAGTTCTTTTCCTGTAGTGGTGTAGGTGTGTTCTTACCAGCCTTGCACTCGATACCAAAAAATTTTCCATCGTAACATGCTACTATGTCAGGTACACCGCTACCACCATAACCTCCTGTAACTGGGTAAAAGTAATAAGCACCCATAGACTTCAGATGTTTAACTATAACCTTCTTTACTTTAGCTTCTGGTGTCATCGCCATGATATGTCCTCGCAACTGGTCTCAAAAAACTGGTTTCAAAATTTAATCTGAGAGAGCGCGAACGCTCCCCCAAAACGTACGTCATTGACGTACTACCTACTCACTAATATAAAATGAATTTTTGGTTCTATACCCAACACCTTCTACTCTCCCACCTTCTTTAGCGACCATCAACACCGCTATCTTATCTTGTACCCATTCGGGTAGTTCGTTACAAGAGTTATAAGTAGTGTTTAGTTTGTTGTCAACGCAAAACATACCTATACATTGTACGCTGACTATTTTTGTATCAGGATCTATCTGAATACAGTATAACGTGTTCATACAAGGACGAAGTACATATTGTCACCGACCTTATGTCCAACACCCTCAACATACGTACCCCTTGTACCTCTACGTCTATCTTTGTTTTCGGGTGGTAGGATCTGAAGTACAGCTATGCCATCCATAATATGTTTTGGTAAGTCATCACTAGTGTATGTTGTTGTATTCATATCTTTTACTTTATACCTCCCTTCATTAACACTGGGTACTCTAACAACATCAAACGCATCTTTACCCAACCGTTCGTAGTGACGTACAAACACAGCCGCGTTCTTACGTACCTGTCTATCCTCTTGTTCCGCAGTAACGTATTCGTGTACGTGACTAGCAAATTCGGGATTGACAAACTCGTGGCCTATTGCAACCAAGTTCTGCATCTCGTGTAAAAAGTAAGCGTGATCTCTTATTGATATTTTAGCATCTGTGGCTCGCCTACTTTGCGTGTACCCTATGTCGCTATGACCAACTTGCACACTAGGGTACTCTTCGTATGCAAGTTGGGTTGGCGTGTAGTTACGAAGATATGTCTTAGCGTTCTTCACAGCCGTAGACATGTTAACAGATGCCGCCATATAATGCTGTTGCGAGTAACTATATTTACCATTGCAAATGTTATGTGAGTACACCACGTAATGATCTGTACTTTCTTTTGGACTGTCTCGGTGGTCAAAGAAACCTATCCACCCCATCGTGTAGGGGTGGCCTTCCATGAATACGCTTACTCTATCCTCGTACATATACCCAAACTTGATACCACGTATACCTTTACCTACAGCGTCCATAAAATCTTGTAGCTGAAGTTTTACACCTATCAATGGGTCACTATCAATCTCACGTTGATCTCTACCTCTAAGTGGTATGATGCCTCTATCAACATCGGCTACCCTTAACTTCTTATACTCTCCACTCATTCTTCTTCTCCTCGGTATATTGCTAACAAAGCTAACAACTCACTAAAATCTACAGCGGCATTTGTGTTACCACTAGCTATTGCGTTCATGTGCATATTGCCTAGCTTGCGGCTCATGCGGTTCAATATATCTTCTTTATTCATTACTTGTTACTCCTTCTTATTACTTGTGATGGTACGGAGGTTGTCAGGTTCAACTCTTTATTTATCCACCGATTATATATACTACGCAATCGCTTGCGGTCTTCCTCTGTGGTGACAGTAAAGTCCGTACACCTCTCGTCTGTCAAGAAGTTCACCGCGAACGCCAACTTGTCGTCCTTGTCCTCACTCTTCACCCTACTATAGTAGTCTCTGTTATGGTCACGTCTTTCACGAGACGCTTGCCAGTCATACCCTCCAATCACAAGCGCACGTTTTATGTCTAACACGTTATACATAGTTGTGATGTACTCCCACATACTGTCCATGTACGGCTTCAGCTTCTTCTTAGCTTCCTTATCCACAACCTGCTTGGGGTGTGCATACTCAAACGTGTCACCTTGTGGTTTCCAACCATAACTTTCCAACTCACGTAGGCTGTGTTTTCTGGGGCGTGTAAACGTCAGGTAATGTCCATCATCGTTTTTAGGGGTGATACCATGTCCATACCATTTAGCTTTGTTCATAGTCTTGGGTAAGTAATACTCATTCACATACTGTCTACCACTATCTATCTGGAAACGCAGTCCCATGGGAAGCCAATTTTCAAAAAACGTGTACCTACCACTATGCGCCCACGAACCTATACCGTTGCGTATACGTATACTCTCGGTCTCACCTTTACGCGTCCATATGATTGGTGCAAATGTAGGATTAAGAGTTACTAATTCGTGTGGGCGTTGGTAACGACCGTTCCAGATGTCATCAGTATGTACACAACCATCGAGCATAACGTAGCAATCATCTGATAACTTCTTTATACGTTCCCACTTACGTGACCTTGTCCCCAGAGGTCTAACGTCTTGTTCAACAGGGTGGTTCTTAGACCTTAGTACTTTGGTCTCAGTGTATTTTTTCTCCGCATCAGCGAATGAGTTGATCTTGGGGTAGTCGTCATATCTCTGCATTGTATTACCTTTCTGTACGTCAGTGACGTACTGTTTATAGATCGTTTGAATTAACGTGGATTACTTGTCCAACATTGGGTATAGCTTGTTTGTTGTCGATGATGACCCACAACACAGGGCAATCCCACTTGCCCCAACCACCATACAGGTAACCATCTGTAATAATGATAGCCGCTTGCG